AGCCCTTAACCTTGGGATAGTGGATCGCAACTCTTTCCACGGTTTTTCGTGGAGAGCAGGTCTCCCCTGTTTTCTTGGGGGTTTCCTCGATCTGATTTTTGATCGCAATAGTGGTGTGTTGCTTGATGATCCTGATGTGGATGCAATCCTTGCAGTTCGTCAACTTACGTTGATGTTCAGCAAGATCCTTATCGATTGCTCGGAAGAGCGTATCGAAAAGGCCATGTCTGGATACATCAAGTGTGATGAGGATGTGGCGAAACACGCTATCTCAATTGAAAGCTCCGATATGGATGACTTTCATAGAGTGTCTCGTGTTCTGTTTAGTTCGGCTCTAGCCAAGGTAGACAGTGATGTCTACTACGGTAGAATCGTTCCTAAACATGGCCCCGGTTCGACTGCTGATAGACTTCTTGGTAACAAGAAGTTCCAGCAACGAACTTGGACCAGTCGTCTCGACGAAGTTTTCCCATTCGGGAGTTTCATTTTCCCGTCTGAGTCATACTACGAAGAGTACGACGATGTTCACATCCTAGAACCCGGAGAGGAGCTACCTGTTAAGGTAATTCCTGTTCCTAAGACACAGAAGACACCTAGGATAATCGCCATTGAGCCCACTGCTATGCAATACGTACAGCAGGGACTCATGGAGGCTATCCTGAATAGAATTGAAGGAGATGACTACCTTCGATCCTTTCTCGGTTTCCTGGACCAAACTCCTAATCAGAGAATGGCTCAGGAGGGCTCCCTTCACGGGAACCTTGCAACGCTAGATCTTAGCGATGCTTCCGATCGTGTCTCCTATCGGCTCGTTGCGGACATGACAAACGACCATCCTCATTTGCAGAGGGCGATCGATGCGTCACGTTCTATGCGGGCCGACGTTCCTGGCCATGGGATAATACCCTTGGCCAAGTTCGCGTCTATGGGTTCTGCTGTCTGCTTCCCTATCGAGGCTATGGTCTTTTTGACCTGCTGCTTCGTTGGGATTGAGCGACAGCTCAACACCCATTTGACCCGATCACTCCTATCGGAGTTTATCGGGTCGGTGCGTATCTACGGGGATGATATCATTATTCCCGTAGATTATGTGCATTCAGTTGTCGACTCACTTGAGCTCTTTGGAGCGAAAG